ATAAATATCAATGAGTCTATATAAAACAAGCTAAACATTTGATATAATACATTTAAGATTAGTAATTATATCCTCTTTTTTATAACTTAGAGGGGGGATATATGTCCTGTTTTTTCATAGCAGAGCATATTTAGTCAGGGTACCGCGTAGGGTGATGCTTAAAAAACACGAGGCTATAATTTTGAAAATATGATTTTTACTTTTAGTAAGAAAGTGGGTGTGTATAGTGTCAAAAGGAAAATGCAAAATATGTGGAGAGTTTCTTGAGTTAACAAAAGAACATATACCGCCAAAATCAGCGTTGAATAAAGGTAAAATTAAGTTGCTTAATCCAAGCGAAACAACTAGATTATTAACAAGAAATAAATTGCCTTGGGATCAATCTGAACTGAAATATACAATTAGTCAAAATGGTATGCATTTAAAAACGTTATGTAAAAAATGCAATAACCAAACTGGGCAATACTATGGAAATTCATATAAGGATTTTGTTTTATCGTTAGCACAAATAATCCAAGAAAAGAAAATCACTGCAGGAGTTGGTATTAAAATTAAGTATAATAGATTTAACCATTTACCAGTATTCAAACAAATAGTATCTATGTTTGCATCTTTGTCTAATATTACATCAAGACATTCTGTTGTGAAGGATTTTTTACTTAATCCTGAAGCTAATGATTTTCCTAACCAAGATATACATATTTTTATGAATATTTACTTAAAAGGACAAGATGGATTATTTGGGCCTTTTGCATCTGGTATCAACGGAAGTACATTGCTAACTTATCAAATCAAAAAATACCCATTGATTTTTACTATGGTTTATGATTATGAAAAATCTAAACATATAGGCTTTGATTTTGGTTATGATATTACTCACTTTCACGAGTATCTATATAATGATTTGAAACCTCAAGAGTTTAAGTTGAGCCCTATAGAAAGTTATACTTTTATACCTACAGAGACAAGAACTAAAGAGCAAATTCTTAAATCATGGAATTATAAAGATAATGAGTAGAGTTGGTGACGAATACAAGCGATTAATTTCGCTTTTTTCTTTGGTCGATGAATCAAAGAAAAACTTAGTAGACAATTTAATATATCAAGCAGCCTTTATGAAAGTAGAACTTGATAAGTTACAAGAGCAAATAAGAAAGTATGGTGCTATTCAAATTTCAACTAAAGGTGGACAAAGACAAACCGAGGCGGCTAAGTACTATACAAAGATGGTCAACTCATATGGTACAGTGATTAAAACTTTAAATACAATACTAGGAACACAAGTTGATGATGGAGATGATGCTTTTGATGAGTTTCTTAAAAAGGCAAGTGAATGAACTATCTAATTGAATACCACAATGAAATTGTTACGGGTAATATCATTGTTGGAGAAGAACTAAGAAAAGAACTAGATCAACTGATAAAGGATCTTGACAACCCTAGATATTATTTTGATGAAAAGCCTGGTAATCTAAGAATAGACTTTATTGAGACATTCTGCAAACATACAAAGTCACCATTTAATGGTAAACTGTTTATATTAGAACTTTGGGAAAAAGCACTTATCCAAACTGCATATGGCTTTAAGATATCTGATTCAAAACTCAGAAGATTTAATGAAGTCATACTGTTGATTGCTAGAAAGAATGGTAAGACAACCTTTGTTGCAGGTATCGATTTAGCAGAGTTCTTTCTATCTAGAGGTGGCGTTGACATAGTTTGTGCTTCTAATACAACTGAACAAGCAAATATACTGTTTGAAGAGATAAATAATATGCGTGAACAATCTCCTGCTTTATCAAAGGATACTAGAAGCAAGAAAAACATCTTTCACATCTATTCACCTAAAACAAAGAATAAGATTAAGAAACTATCAGCTCAGTCTAGAAACAAAGATGGCTACAATATCGAAGTTGGTTGTATTGATGAAGTGCACGAAATGACTGATTCTAAAGTGTATGATGCAATTAAACAATCTCAATCAACTAAAAAAGAGCCACTAATATTTATCATAACCACCGAAGGGACTACCGTTGGTGGTTTTTTAGATAATAAACTATCTTATGTTAGAAAAATGTTAAAAGGTGAAATAGAAGATGAGCGTGTTCTACCTTGGCTATATACTCAAGACTCGACAAAGGAAATATATGATGACCAAAAGACATGGCAAAAATCAAATCCTAGTCTTGGAGTGGTAAAACTAAATAACTACCTTGAAGATGTAATGAATAAATCAAAACACGACTTATCTACTAGAGTCACCATGCTTTGTAAAGATTTTAATATTAAACAATCCGACTCAGGTTCTTGGTTATCATTTGAAGACTTAAACAATGAAGATGGGTATTCTATTGAAGATTTAAGAGATTCATATGCGGTTGGTGGTGTTGATTTATCATCAACAACAGACCTTACAGCTGCAGTTTTAGTATTACAGAAAAGAGATAGCAATCAAAAATATGTTATCCCCCATTTCTTTATGCCGAGTGAAGTTGTGGAGAAAAGAATAAAAGAAGATAACGTACCTTATGATATATGGATTAAAAAAGGCCTCATTACGCTAACTGAAGGCAATCAAAATGACTTTAGTTTAGTAACACAATGGTTCATGAAGATAATTCAGACCTATGGTATCAGACCCTTATGGGTTGGATACGACCCATGGAACTCTCAGTACTGGATAAAAGAGATGGAAGACTTAGGTTTCAATATGGAGAAGGTCAGACAAGGTATATATTCTTTATCTGAGCCTATGAAGATACTGGAAGCAGATTTAAAGAATAACTTAGTAAACTATAATAATAACCCAATTATGAAATGGTGTATAGCAAATACTCAAGCAAAGGTGGATTTGAATGGAAATATCCAACCATCTAAACTAAACTCAAAGTATAAGCGTATTGATGGTACAGTTGCGTTGATTATTGCTTATGTAGTTTTAAATAGATGTAAGAATGATTACGAAAATATGATATAATCATCTATGAAAGATGGTAATTATAAATGAAGAAAAATGAGTTATCTAATCCTGATATAATCAATTTCACTACTGCTGATATTTCCAACCTTATCAGCAATGTATTTGTATATCAATTTCATTTACTAGGTGAAGCAACCTTTGGATTTTTTATGCAAATTTTTTTAATGAAACATGCTACACATGTAGATACGTTTGCTGTTTATCATTCGCAGCTTTATTTTGAGCAAATGCCTATTATTGTTTATAAACTAGTGTTAGACAAATCAGGAAAATCTTCAATTACCGTTCCTAAGTTGCTTGATTTAATAATAACGAATAAATATAAGCCGGGAAATGATAATAAAATTAAAATGATTAGAAGTCAAATTAAAACAGATATTCTAAAAAAATATAATGATTTACTTGAGCATATTAGAACGTTTCGCACAAAATTAAATGCTCATATTATTGCTGTACCAATTAAAGCAAAACCACAGTTGAAAACTGATTCAAATGATTTAGCAAATGATTTTGCACCAATGATACAAAGTCTATTTAAACTCTATATCAGTGTTTTAGATTTATATGGGTTCAAACATAAATTAAACCAATATATCAATATAGATGAGTTGATTAAAAAAAGGCTAAAACTCATAAAGTGATTTTGAATGTTAATAGGAGGTGCTCATGGCCTTATTTAAAAGAAAAAAGAAGACTGGATCATTTGATACAATCCAGTTAACAAGTAATCTAAATAAATTTTACACCCCATTTGGAACGAACATTTCAAAAAGTGATGTGGTAAAAATATGTATAGATAGAGTCGCTAGCCAATGTGCAAAACTCAAACCAAGATACATAAAAACAGAAAACGATAAGACAGTAACCGAGAAGAAAGGTAGGCTGTCTTTTCTTTTGAAATATAAACCAAATGAGATCATGACACCTTATGATTTTATCTACAAGACCATTACCTTGCTTTTATTAAATGATAATGCATTTATCTATCCAAAGTTTGATAGACAAACCGGTAAATTGAAAGGAGTCTATCCTTTAAGACCTGTTACAGTTGAAATGATTGTAGACAGTGTGGATAACTATTTCATTAAGTTTATGTTTGAAGATGGTGAGTCTTATATCTTGCCTTACGATAATGTGATTCACTTAAGAAGGCATTACGGACAAAATGATATCTTTGGTGGATCTGGATCAAGTGGCGACCATGAAGCCATTCTTAAAACCATATCAATCAACGATAGTTTGCTACAAGGTATTGATAACGCTGTTAAGTCCTCAATGCAAATCAAAGGGATTGTAAAGATGAATGGTATGTTATCAGAAACTGATAAGAAGAAGCAACGAGACTTATTTGATAGTGCTTTATCAGATTCAATTAGTGCAAAGGGTAGTTCCATTATCCCAATTGATCTAAAGAGTGAATATATACCACTTGATGTCGACCCTAAACTAATTGATAAAGATACGCTTGAATTTTTACAAGCTAAGATTTTAGATTACTTTGGTGTATCAGTCCCAATATTTACAAGTCAATATACAGAAGATGAATATAACTCATTTTATGAGTCAACCATAGAGCCTCTTGCTATTCAATTAAGCGAGGCTTTTTCTTTAGGTTTATTAACTGATAACCAGTTAGAACGTGGAGAACAGATTGTCTTTTATAGTGAAAGATTACAATATGCATCATGGAATACAAAAGTCAACGCTATAGAAAAACTAATGAGCTTAGGGATCATGTCTTTAAATGAATCAAGAGCCTTGTTAGGATTAGAACCTATCGAAGGTGGACACAAGCGACTTCAATCATTAAATTTTGTTGACGCAGATAAAGCAAACCAATACCAAGTAGGTACTAAGGAGGAGGAAATAAATGAAGATAACAATTAATGGGAAAATTTCTGAAAATGCATTAAAGTCAATTTTAGAAACACAAAAGAAAAAAACAATCATCATTGATGAATATTGTAAGAAAGAGAAACTAGATGAGCTTAGCTATAAAGACTCTGAGCTAGAATATGAATATAAAAAACAAGTAAAACAAAAACCAAAGAAAGTGGAGACCAGAAAAAATGATAAAGGAAACTAGACTGGCTAATGTCACCCTTCATGAAGAAGATGACAAGATGATTTTAGAAGGCTATGCTTTAGTCTTTAATAATGAAACATTGATAGGTGATGAAACATATGGCTTTGTTGAAGAGATTGATTCAAGAGCCTTATCTGAAACAAAAATGAAAGATGTTCCTATGAAATATAATCATATGGACTCATTTTTAATCCTTGCTAGAACGAGGAATAAATCCTTATCACTAACAGTTGATAGTACCGGACTTAAAGTAAGAGCTGAGTTATTAGATACACACACCAATCAAGACATTTATAAAATGGTTAGAAGTGGACTACTTGATAAAATGAGCTTTGCTTTTACTGTTGATGAACAAGTATGGAACCGTGAAGGTAGCGTACCAAAAAGAACTATAACAAAGATAGAAAGGCTGTATGATGTGTCAGTTGTGGATACACCGGCATATGATTCAACGTCTATATATGCTCGTTCTTTAGAGTCTATGGAGTTAGAACTAAAAGCTATGGATATGGTAGAGCAAGAAGAACAATCAAAATTAATAAAAAAACGTATCAAAATTAAATCACAAATCTAAAGGAGAAAATGATGAACTTAGAATTAAGACGAAAAGAAATCGAATCAAGACTGACTGAAATCAGAGGTCTTGCAGGTGATGAAAAAGATATTAAACAACTTGAAGCACTGGAAACTGAAACAACAGAACTTCAAGAAGAGCGTAGTGTTATTGATAAGAAAATGGCAATTGCGAGTAAAACAGATTTGAAACCAATTGTAATTGAGAAGAAAAACAAATTAGATAAAGAGAAACTTGAACTAAGAGCTACAAACTTAAAAGAGAGCCGAGTTATTCAAGTATCAAGTGAAGAAATTTTATTACCAGATCACACGGCTTCTGGATTAGATCCTTTACCATTTAGACAAGTATCAACTTTAGTTGATAGAGTCAATGTTATTAATTTAAATGGTGGAGAAACTTATAAGAAATCATTTGTTAAAAGCAATGGTATTGCAGGAACGACTAGTGAAGGCGGGGCATATTCAACTACTGAACCAAGCTTTGGTTATTTAACCATTTCAAAAGTGAAGATTACTGCTTATACAGAGATTACTGAAGAACTAGAAAAACTACCTTCAATACCTTATCAAGCAGAAGTGTTACGTAACATTAACATCTCACTTAAAAAGAAAATTAGTGAACAAATCTTAAGAGGTGCAGGAACCACTAATACATTCACTGGTATCTTTAGTGATGCAGCTGTAGCTTTAGCTGATACCACACCACTTGAAATTGAAGCAATCACAGATTCAACTCTTGATGATATTGTCTTTGCATATGGCGGAGATGAAGAAGTTGAAGGCGGAGCAGTCCTTATTTTAAATAAGAATGACTTACGTGCTTTTGCAGGACTTAAAACTCAAGAAGGTCGTAAAGTTCATACAATTGACTATGTGAACAAAACAATTGATGGCATCCCTTATATTATCAACTCACATTGTAAAGCCATCTCAAATACAAATACTGCAGCTGGTGAGTATGGTATTGCATATGGCGCATTAAAGAATTATGAAGTACCAGTGTTCTCGCCAGTTGAAATAGGTAAGTCAACAGATTATAAATTTAAAGACGGTATTATCAGTTATAAAGCATCTGTATTCACGGGTGGTAATGTTGTTGGTTATAACGGCTTCTTACGTATTAAAAAGAAAGCAGCAGCTTAAGAGCTAAAGCTGATTAAAGATTATAAGAAAGGATTGATTCCATGGCTATACTAGATATTGTAAAAAAAGCACTACTCATACCCTTATCAGAAACATTCGCTGATCATGAGCTATCGACTCACATTAGTAGTTGCAAAGCATACCTGATGAGTTGTGGGATTGATCCGACTTATATCAATGATGAAACAAATCCAATGGTTTCTACACTAATCATAATTTATGTGAAGACATTCTTTGGATTTAAAAATGATGGGAGTGCAAAAGAACTACCAAAGACATTTGATATGTTGGTGGGACAAATTGCATTAACTAAAGGTGTGAACGAAGATGTATCCTAATTCACCCAATATAAAGCTTGAATTACTGACTATAGACTTAGTTCAAAACTCGATAGGTTCGTCAATTTATCAACTTCAAAGATTGAAAGAAGTTGTGGGTATTAACTTTTCTATTCGCTCAAGTGAATACTATGAAAGTAAACGCTCTGATATAAAAATTGATATAGCGTTAAAGATTCAAAGCTTCTTGTATGACGGTAGTCTATATGCCTCCATTGCAGGAAATATTTATAAGATAGAAAGAACCTATCAAATTGGACAGTTTATAGAACTATATTTATCTAAGTCAAAAATTAGAAAGAGTGATATCATTGGCTACACTTGATGACTTAGGAAATGAGATATTAGAGCTTGTGGAAGAGTATACAGAAGATATCACAAAAAGCCTAGAAAAAAGATTAGATGAAACAGCAAGTGACATCGTTAAGTACATAAGTACACATGCACCAAGAAGTGGTCGTTCTAAGCCATTTGCCGATTCTTTTATTGCAGAGCCTAAAGGTAATGGAATCAACAAAACCATTTCAATATTCTCTAATCAAAAAGGTGGATTAACTCACCTACTAGAGTTTGGCTTTACACATAGAAGTGGAAAGTATGTAGGACCAAGACCTTTTATGCGTCCGGCATATGACATATTTACACCTAAGATGTTAGAAGATATCAAATCGATTATTGAAAAAGGTGATGCTTAATGAAAGATAAACTAGAAGCTTTGTTTAATACATTAGATTCAGTATTACCAGGGAAAGTTTCCTATGGAACTAGAGTCGGTTTAGAAAGTGATCCTAACTATATTATTTATCAAGTCTTAAGTAATCGATCTCTTGTCCATGCAGATGATCAAGTCGTGGTGAAGGTTGCGACCTTTCAAGTGAGCTTGATTACGAAGAAGAAAGATTTAGTTCTTGAGGAAAGATTAGAAGCGTCCCTATATTTTATGGGATATGAATTCGAATTATTGTCTGAATTTGTCAATGAAGACAGTTCAGTTAACAGAATATATGAAATCAAACAGGAGGTATTTTAAATGAGTAACAAAGTCACATTTGGTTTAACAAATGTACATTATGC